CAGCCGACCTTCTACGCCACAGCCGCACGTCTGCAGGATCTTGTAGACGCCCACGGCGAAGCCACAGCTCTGGAGATCTTCTGGAGCGGTGACGAATGGGAGATCCCGTTCACGTTCGCAGTCGTCACAAAGACGCCCGAACCGATCGCAGACACGTTCGACACCACCCGCACACACGGCCATGCTGCGTGGCTGCTGGAGCAGCTGCGCAGCTTCGTTGCTATGCGTGAAGGCATGAGTGTCGACGTGCCCTGGCCCAAGAACGACCAGCACGCTCTGTGCAGTCAGAAGTGGTGCCCCGCCTGGGACACCTGCAAGGGCCAACACATCCGATGATTGCACCGCCAGGTAAGGCGGCGGCTACATTGGCAAACCAGTTGGGGGGCAAGACAGAGCACCCCCACAGAACCCCATAGGAGGGGAACATGAGCAAGGCTGACTTCAGCCCGAAGGACCAGCTGATCGTCGCACAGGTGGCGGTCAAGGGAGCGATCGACATGATCGTTGCTGGCAAGACAGACAAGGCGTTGGCAGAGGCTGCCGCCTACATCGACTCCGTCGTGTGGCGGATCGCTGCAGAGACGGGTGCCGTGGCCCCCGTTGTGCAGGCTGTCCCCGACTACGAACCCGACTTCGCTGATCTGGTTCATCAGGAGTTCCCTGGCGCACAGGTCGTCGCCGCTCCCGCACCAGCCGCTGCGCCCACGGCCGTGTCCCCGATGCCTCCGCATCCTGCCGACACCAGCGACAAGGCCGAGAAGGCTGCGAACAAGGCGTGGGGCACCGCCCGCTACCAGGCGGCTCCCGACGAGTTCTGGGACAACCGCCCGAAGAAGGCGGCTGGCGAGTACAAGCCCAACAGCCCCGACCTGAAGCACAAGGAATCGGGCCTGGCGGTCTGGCTGTAAGCCGTCCACGATCTGGGGCAGAGGGCAGCACGTCTCTCCGCTGCCTTCTGCCCCAACCAACCTGCCTGGGAGGCACACATGGCTTTGCCACGACTGTTGGATGACGACTCAATCGACGCCGCTATAGAAGCGGCCCAGACCACCTCCCATGGCACGGGGGCAGACGTAGAAGAACCTGCGTCTGCCCCTGAGTGGAGGTTCGTTCGTCACCTTGGATCAGCGGTAGACCCGCTGGTCGACGCTCTACAGAACACCGAAGGACGGTTGATGTGGGGCATCAGAGACTTGGACCTGATGATGCGAGGCGTCGGCAACGGCGACCTGTGCTTCGTCACGGGACGAGCACACAGCGGCAAGACACAGCTGGTCATGCAGGCCATCTGCAACAACGCACACGGCCGCTTCATCCTGTTCACCCCTGACGAGATGGCAGAGCTTGTACTGATGAAGCTCGCAGCCATCATGCGAGGGCTGAACCCCGAGCATGTCGAGCAGGCCATCAAGGCAGGCGACAACGACATGATCGAACTGCTGCGCACAGTCGCCGCAGACGACTTCCCCAACCTCGTTGTCATCGACGACGGACTCGACTTCAACGACATGCGCAAAGCTGTCATGGAATGCGAGGCGTACTGGGAGGCGCCTACACAGGGCATCTTCATCGACTATCTGGAGTTGATCCCTGGCGACGCCGACCACGACGGCGTCACATGGAAGGTGCAGGAACTCAAGCGGTTCGCCAAAGGCACCAAACGTCCCGTCATCTGTCTGCATCAAGGCAAACGTGGCGAACGTGGCCAGGCCAAAGGCATGGACGGCATGCGGTACGGCGGCGAGAACGAGGCCACCTATGTGGTCGAAGTGTTCCGCAAGTGCCAAGACGAGTCGCTGGACGCCTACGAGCGCGAGGCTGAGCAGAACAGCATCACCGTCGGTGTCGTGAAGAACAAACGGCCACCGTCGAAGACAGGCTACGTCGACCTGCACATCGCCTCTGAGACAGGCGCCATCAGGCCCATGCAAGAAGGCGACCGTTTCGTCCGCATGGACGACGGGGCAGGCCCCACACAATCACGAGCCAAGCACAACGCTGCAGCCCTGCAAGCCCTGAAGGACGAGGTCGCAGCTAGCCAGCCCGCCGAGGTGCCCGACCGACCCATGTTCTAGGGGGGGACATGAACGACACATTCATCACCCTGTTCCAAGGGAACCCTGCCGTCATCGGCACAGAAGAAGGCGGCTGCGACCGCAGCCCACACAAGACCACCGCCGACCACATGGCCTGGTGGGTCACACAGATGCAGCAACACCTGAACGGCGGGCCACAGGCAGGCGTGTACCCGATGGTGCAAACCACCGACGGGTTCGTCGTTCACTGGGGCTGCATCGACGTAGACGAAGGCGAAGAAGCGTCGTTGATCCACGCCAGCAACATCGTCACCGTTCTCCGCAAGTTCGGTGTCACAGGCTGGATCGAACGCTCCCGCTCCAAGGGCTACCACGTCTGGGTGTTCGCCCAAGACTGGGTGCCCGCACAACTCATGCGCCGCGCCCTGCTGGCTGCTGCACAGATCGCGCAGGCACCCACCCGTGAGATCAACCCGAAGCAGTCGGCCCTGGCAGACGGCGCAGTCGGCAACTACGTCAGGCTGCCGTACCCAGGCAACAACCCTGGGGCCGACGAGCGCCGCCGCATGGTCGTCGATCACACGCTGGACGAGTTCGTCACAGCCGCCCACGAGTCGGCTGTAGACGCACCCACGTTGGAGCCGTTGGCTGCCCTGTACAAGGCACCACAGCTGGTGACGGCCAAGAGCTTCGGCAGTGGCAGTGTCAGCCGTGCCAAGTCGGCACGGCGACGCATGTCTGGCCTGGCCTGGCACATGTACACGCAAGGCTGCGGACGACAGGACGACCGCTCAGAATGGCTGTGGGCTTTCAGCCGTGAACTGACCAAGTGCGACCTGTCCCTGTCAGAAGCACAGGAGTTCCTGTACGAGGCACATGACCAGCACGCACCTAAGTGGGATCATCGTGCAGACAGGGGACGACCACAGCTCGACAGGATGCTTGCCAAAGCATCTGGGGCTGTCTCATAGGAAGGACACTCGTGTCGAAACACAAACTGGAACTGCAAGACGAGATCCCGCTGAGGCGGGCTACGAACTCCAAGGACATCCGTCCAGACGAAACGCCCGCTCAGTGGATCAGGCGGCTACAGGAGACGCCCGATGAGTGAACAGAACCGACGAGCCGTGCTGCTAGAAGCAGAAGAAGCTGTCTGCAGCGACCGCAACAAAGACTACGGCGACCCCGAAGACAACTTCGACGACATCGCCCGCCTGTGGTCTGCGTACATGCGCAGCCCATTCACACGAGCAGACGTAGCTGTGCTTATGATGCTGGTGAAGGTGGCACGCATGAAGACCTCGCCAGAACTCAAAGACCACTGGGTCGACATCGCAGGCTACGCAGCCTGCGGCTACCCCTCAGCGTTGGCGGACGGTAGCGATGCTTGAGCTGTTCATGTTCATGCTGCTGCTGCTGTGGATGGTCGCCATCATCTACCTGCTTGCCATCTGGGAGGACCACAAAGATGGCTGAGCATCTCACAAACGCCGCACGGGACTGGGTCGAACACGCCCACTGCCGCATCACCCGCATCAACCCCGACTACTTCTTCCCAGAACGGGGCGGTTCTGCACAGAAACAAGCAGAGAAGCTGTGTGCCCCCTGCACCGTCAAAGACGAGTGCCTGCGGTTCGCTCTGGACAACAACGAGTGGATGGGGATCTGGGGCGGCAAGTCAGGCGAGCAACGCCGCAAGATCAAACAGCTAGAAGCCAAAGGGATTGACTGGCAATGACTCGACGCAAGCCCATGCGCATGTACATGCAACTCAAGCCGAAGGTGAAACAACGCCCTCGGCTTGGGCGCCGTGGGCGAGTGTTCACCCCCGCAGCCACGCTGCAACACGAAGCCGAGATCGCAGCTCTGTGGAAGAAGAAGTTCGGTAGACGCAAACCTCTGGAAGGCCCTGTGCTGGTGTCTGTCGACTTCGACAAACACGGCATGTGGGTAGAGGTGGCGCCTACAGACCTGCCGTCTTTGATGCGGGGAGACATCGACAATTACCTGAAAGCCGTCTTGGATGCGTTGAACGGGATTGCGTATGTCGATGACAAACAGATCTCGGTGTTATTGTCCACAACCACAGGGCACCTGTGGAAAACCCAGGAGGAAGACATGCCGAATGTCGGCGGTAAGAAGTACCCGTACACGAAGGCTGGCAAGGCTGCTGCAAAGAAGGCTGCCAAGAAGGCCACGAAGAAGAAGCGATGAGCGAAGCATTGCCGCACCCTCGGCGTCTGATGGAAGTGCTGGGCGACATGGCTAAGCAGTTCGACGACGCCATTGACATTGACTGGGGCGACGACGCAGACGAAGAGATCGTCGGCGCCTGTGACCTTGAGAACCCCGAGACGTGTGAGAGTTGCCAATGACGCAGCGTGTACTGAACGGAATCATGGCTGACGTGATGCGACGGGCAGGCATCAGCCCTGCCGTCGCCCAGCGAATGCTTGACGGCGAGTGGGTTGCCGACGAACCTGTAGATCTGGGAGGAGCCGAGAATGGCAGCGAAGAAGCCAGCGAAGCGGGCGTCTAAGTCCAAGTCTCGTGTGAACGAGGCAGGGAACTACACGAAGCCCACGATGCGCAAGAACCTGTTCAACCAGATCAAGGCAGGCAGCAAGGGCGGCAAGCCTGGCCAGTGGTCTGCCCGTAAGGCTCAGATGCTTGCGAAGCAGTACAAGGCCAAGGGCGGCGGTTACAAGTAATGGCTGCCAAGAAGAAGTCGCAGAAGTCTCTGGACAAATGGACAAAGCAGAAGTGGCGCACTGCTTCTGGCAAGCCGTCCACGCAGGGACGCAAGGCGACGGGCGAGGCGTACATGCCTGCGGCTCAGGTCAAGAAGTTGAAGTCAACGGAAGCAGGCCGCAAGAAGCTGGCTGCTGCCAACAGGAAGAAGCGCGAAGCAACGAAGCAGGGCAAGCAGCATGCGAAGCATGGCCTGCACAAGGGAAAGAAGCGGTAATGGCCGAGAAGAAGAAGGATCCACGGCTGGAACGTGCGGGTGTGTCTGGCTACAACAAGCCGAAGCGCACCCCTAACCATCCGAAGAAGTCGCATGTCGTAGTCGCCAAGGAAGGCGATCAGATCAAGACGATTCGGTTTGGGCAGCAGGGTGTGAAGGGCGCAGGCAAGAACCCGTCGTCCAAGTCCGAGAAGGCACGACAGAAGTCGTTCAAGGCACGCCACGGCAAGAACATTGCCAAGGGCAAGATGTCTGCTGCCTACTGGGCAGACAAGGTGAAGTGGTAATGGAACCGAAGAAGCCGACCAAGAAGGCTGCGAAGAAGGCGACGAAGAAAGCGGTGGCGCCTACGCCACCGCCGCCTAAGCGTGAGCCTGTATGGGACGTGAAACGCGCCCAGTTCGACATGCAGAACCGTTGGCGACCAGTCATCGAAGATGGCTACGAGCCGTTCGCTATTGACGGCGGCTGGCTGTATCTGAGGAAGAAACTGGGCTGATGGGGGCGTTCAGGGACCAGTCGTGGAGCAACAGGTACACGGCCATGGGGGACGCTGCCGAAGCGCAGTGCGTGGCCTGGCTCGACAGCAACGACCGAGGGTGGGTGCGATACGGCCTAGACCGACCGCCTCTGCGCATGTCGATGCTGCCCGAGTTCATCCGACACACCCCTGACTTTCTCACCAGCCACAGCCTCGTAGAGTGCAAAGGGTTCGGGCGGGACCAGCTAGGCAAGATCAAGATTGCAGACTGGGCATCGTTGATCTCGTGGCACAAGCTGCATCCCGTCGAACTGTTCTTCTACGACCAACACAACGAACGGTGCATCGTCGTGCCGTTCGACAAACTGAACCAAGCGCTGGCACACAGAGACAAACGGATCCAGAATGATCAATTCAACGACGACCCTCCCAAGCCATACTGGGCTTTCCCTGCCGACCTTCTGGCAGAGCTAGGCGAAACCCATGGGTCAATCACAACCGAGGCGTAGGCGCACCCGACCTTCGGTTGAGGACCGTGCTGCGCTGCAGGAGAAATGGGAGCGGATACTCGTGGCCGAAGGACTACCAGCAGAACCCAAGCGCCCGTTCATGCGGGATTCGAAGCAGGACGCCGACGGCGTCCGTCGTTGGCGTGGCCCTCGGGAGATCTCGTCAGACCTGATCGACGTGCTCGGATACGACGAACGTGTCCTGACAGCCACTGAGAAGCTCATGCAGGCCCCTCACGCCCCGCTGGGTGGGTACACTGCCGAGAAGCTCCACGAGCTACGAGAGGCGCTCCTAGACGCCATAGAGGAGACATTGACGGCACGAGAGGCTGAAGCTCTCGTGTCGATCGTTCTAGGCCAAGACACCTACGAATCTGTTTCCCGCCGAATGAAGCTGCCTCGCAGCACCTGCTACCTGACAGTCGCACGAGGTTTGGACAAGCTCCGAAACGTGCTAGAAGATGTCCCCGAGGTAGCCGAATACCTTGAAAGACACGCAGTAAAGGAAACCGAATGACATCAGCCATGGGATACTTCGACGCACTCGGCAGCACCGCTGCCGCCGTCCAATACGACGGCACAGTCTACGGCGGGCAACGCCTACAAGACTGGGTCATTGAAGGCGACATGCCGCCCGACTACGAACAAGACGAAGTCCGCAATGTGTCAACGACCCTGTTCATTTACGGGGGCGTCTACGAAATCGAACCGACCGACTGGCTCGTTCACACCATCGAAGGCGACTGGTTCGTCTTCGATGACAACAACATGCAAGAACTGTTTGAGTACATCGAGACTGAGGCGACGTGAGCGGGAACGACGAGACTGAGGAATGGCTGCGGATGCTGCACCAGATGGGTGTCGACATCTGCAACACCCCCGCCGACCCTCAATCCGTCGTGCCCACAGACATGTCAGGCGCCTACATCAGCGAAGACGGCCATGTTGTCACCGTCATGCGCTGGTCGCCGTCATGGATCGCAGCCCTGAGGATGCACCTCAGACACCTAGACGACCACCCGTGCCCGATGGGCATGATGGCGATCATGCAGATCGCTCAAACGATCGAAGAGATGATGCGGCCAGCGGCAGCACCGCTGGCCCGTCATCTGATCGAGAACCCTGAGCTAGCAAAGCTCCACGACATCGACTTCGAACTGACGCCCAAAGAAGTAGAAGACATCGTGTATCTGCGCGACACCGCTTGGGCGTGGGAAATCGATTACGAAGGCGGCTGCGACTGGGACTAGACGGGGGTCACAGCCCGTCGCACAGCGACAGTCGCGGCAGTCAGCGTGCCGATAGCGGCAGCCAACTCGCCACCGTCCAGATCCAGCCCGATGATGGCGGCTACAGCCACAACCAGGTTGGCGATCAGCACAGGCTCAGTACGAATCTTGCTCATACATACAGAGCAGACAACGATCAACGATTCAGCCAATCAGCGTTCTCACGCCGCCATTGTTCAGAAGCCCGCATTGACTCTGTGATGCGCCTAAACCCGACACCGCTGGTCCAGTTCACCCAGTTCTGTATCTGGCGATCTTGGAACTTGTCGTCCTCAGGAGAACCAAACAGACGGCGGAGAGCACCGTAGATCGGCAACGCCGATTCCAAATGGTGCATGTGGCGATCCGTCGCCACATAGTTATCGCCCTGTTTCTTGACCAAACCAGTAGCACCCAGCGCAGGCAAGAACGGAGCCATCGTTGCAGTCCAAGCAGTCGGCAACGGCTTGTAATCGTCACGGAAATCGCTGTCGAAGAAGAAGTTCTTGCCCGTGATCTGCTCCAACGGGATCTTGACCAACGGCGAAGTCGACGCCAAGATCAGCCTCGGGTTCGTTGCTCGATCCAGTTCTGTGAACGGCAGATCAGGCACCAGATACAACGGGTCGCCACCGAAACTGAACGGCATCTGGATGTGGAACCGCTCAGCAATCCACGACGGCAACAACTCTTCCTTCTCCGTCTCCCGCTCAATCTCCCGCTTCAAGCTGTACACACGGTTATAAACCTTCGGGTTCGTAACCATCATCTCCAACTGCAACGGGAAGTTCTTACGAGTCCATGTGTAGAACGGAATCGCACGACGAAGCACACCACGCTCAAACGCCGACAGGTCGTCGTAATCGAAGTGGTACTTGTAAACGTCAGTCAACGCCAGATCCACAGACTGGCCCTTGATCAAACGATCCAACGCCAACGAGCCACGCAGATAGTTCTCAACGCCAGTAGCTGGCGAACGAGCCGCAGTCGTAATCACATTGTTCGGGTTGAACGGGTTGTAACGGCCACGAGCAGTACGCACATTGCCCAAACGACTGTACCTAGCAAGCTCCGTCGTCTGACCACCAGTCAACATGCCAGCCCGAATCAGCTGCTCCATGCCGTCAACCACATTGGTCTGACCAGACTCAATCAGCTGCTGTGCGGTCTTCGTCGACCGCATCAACTTGACCTGATCTTCAACACCAAAGCCACGACGAATGCCTTCAGCAACAGTCAACCGCTCGCCACCAGGCGTCAAACTGCCCTTGCCAGTCTTCGGGTTGTACAGAGAATGGAACCTGCTGTACGACGAGATCTCCACAGACGCCAACGCATTGTTGAACACGCCACCAAAGAAGTTACGCATGTGGAAACCAGGCGAAGCAATAGCCCACGCCTTAAACAACTCCGTCACCCTGTCAATCGTCTTCACAAACGGCGCCGTAGACGACGGGCCAATGATCCTGTTGACATCAGCCATCGCCTCAGCGATGGCCTCAGGCATCATGTAATGCGACTCGACAGCCACATGGCCCTCAAGCACATCCAACATCATCTTCGTCTGCTCAGGCCGCTTCATCTTGGCAAACTTCTCAGACAAAGCGTCACGGCCCTTAGTCATCTGCAACACATCGGCATGCATCGCCGCAGACGTAGCCTCAATTCGAATACCCTCAGCCCACAAAGCACGCCGCTGCTCCAAGATCTGTTCTCTCTCCAGATCCAAAGCAGCCTCACGGCCCGCCTGATCAGCACGGAACTTAGCCTCAGCCGCAGCCCGAGTATCCAAATCAATACGCTCCGCAGCCTCATAGGCGTCTACAGCCTGCCAACGGAACCGCAACTGCTCCATACGCAGCTCCGACAACTCCCTGTTTGTCGCAGCATCAAGCTCAGCAAGCTCCTGCTCCAACCTGCGAATCTCGGCACGTTCACGAGAAGCCTGCTTGCCCGCAGCCTGCGCCCGACCCAACGTCTCCGTCATGTGCGGAGACATCGAATCAGCCAGATCAAACAACTCGTACTGCAACTGCGTCTTACGCAACGCCACACGAGACACCGCAGCCTCAATAAACGACACAGACCTAGAAGCTGTAGCCGCCCGCAAACCGCCAGTCGCTCCCATTTCCCGTGCCGTCGCAACGGCACGGTTAATCTGCTGAGTGACTTCCATCGTGTCAGCCAACGCCTGACGCAAACCATCAGACAACTGACGAATCAGCGGACCAGTACGCAACGCCTCAGAAACACTACGACTCACTTCCATCGCATCAATACGATCAGCCAACTGATCGATCTTGCCGATACGTTGCGCTGCCCGACCACGAACCTTGTTGAAGTTCGGCAACTCGCCTGACGGGTTCTTAGCGAACTTGTTGATGTCCTCAAAGATCTGATCAATCAGGTCTGCGGTTTCTTCGAAGATTGACGGGTTTTTCGGATCGCTGCTTCTCCAAGTGTAATTACTGTTAATCCGCATGCCCATCGAGCCACGAATGTTGTCAAACACAAACTTGGTTGTCTGGTCACCTTCAGCCAAACGACGAGCCAACTCAACTTCTGAGTCAAAGAAATCTTCGTACACGCTGCGATGCTGCACCTCGCTCGCAACAGCACCAGCACGACCTAGCTCCTCAACAGCTTCCCGACCCAGGTAGTCGCCACGCAACGTCGCAAACCCACCCAGGTTCTCAGGGTTACCGCTAAACGGTTCAAGCTGACGAGGCGGATCCAACGGGATCACGTTCCATCTGCCGCCGTGCTCAAACCCGCTGTAAATGATCGAGTCGTAACCCATCCGCTGCAAGTCACGTTTGAAGTCGGCAACGATTGCCTGCATGATCTCAGGCGCTCTCTGCTTCAAACCCAGCCTAAACATGGCAGCTTCTCGTTGGAATGCTGCAGGCACAGGGCCAGGACTAAGGGCCTTGGTAGATCCACCGCCCATAGCTTCATTGTCAGTAAACGGACGGATGTACTGGTTAAAGAAATCGCCGCTCGGCAACTCCAACAGACTGTTGGCGTCGTGCGGGATCGGCGGCAACGGCCGCAGACCCCGCCCAATAGCGTTATCGACAGCCTGCACAATGTAACGGCCGTCTACACCACGAGCCATCTGACTGCCAGGAACAGTTCCCAACGGTTCGCCAGCACGAGGCGTGTACATCATCCGACCCAACAAGGTCGGATCGTCTTCCGAAGCAGCCCTAAGGAACGACACAAAGTTGTCTCGCTCGCCAGGCACAGAGAAATCCCAACCCGACTGCTTCATTGCACGCACAGCAGACGGATCAGCCAACATGCCCTGAACAACTTCCTCAAACATGTCAGGGAAATCGTTACCGTTCACGATGGCAGCAGCGTCGCTGTAAGTAACCTTCAAGCCCATCGGCTGGCCAGGCACCACAAAGCCACGTTCCATCAACGCCCAAATCTTTGCAGCGTTCGGAATGCCAAGACCTTCAGCCCACTCCAACGTGACATGGCCGTTCTCCACAGCCGAATCCAACATCGCCATGTGCAACTGGCTCAGCCCACGGCCACGATGACTGCGAGTCGTCTGGCCATACGGAGTCACTCGCCCAGTAGCAATGTCGCTAATCGAACCGCCGAACACCACAGGGTTCGTCGCACGCACCCTGAACCCCAACATTCTTTCAGGATCTCGACCCGCATAATGCAACGACGTGCTCGGGTCAAACGCCAAATGCATGTGCAAGAACGAATCCCACTCGCTGGAATTCATCTTGGCAGGGTCAGGAATCTGCGTCAGATCAACAGCGTCATAGTTCGGCCCGAACCCGTGCCACAACACCGTCTGATCACCAAACGCCAAATAGCCGTTCTCGTTGACACGCAACATCGTCAACGCATCACGAACACCCTCAGCAACGTCAGGATCCAAATCAATGTCACCAAGACGAGCCAACACGTCATCGAACTCGGCCTGCAACTGCTCACGCCACTCAGCCCAACCATTCAAGTTACGGGCAGCATCCTTACCAAGACGATCAGCAGTACGAATCTGACGCTTATTCAGCTGAATAATGTCCATCAGCTTCGCTTCAAGATTGTCTACATCACCAATCGACCTCGGAGTCATCTCCGCAGGCAAACCCAAATCGTCCAACAACTCGGCCATGCGGGCACGAGCCAACCTGCCAGCAGGCTCAGCACCGATACCAGCCAGCCACGGCGACCACTTTGGATCGTCCTTTACCATGCCGCCAAACACATGAGAATTTGCACGGAACAACTTGCGGATCTCACGCAACTTGCCAACCGTCACTGCAGCATTAGCAACAATCCGAGTCGGCTTTGCCGCATACAACAACGCTTCCTGGGCCGTACCAGCCTGCGCCAACCAGTCAGCCTTCGCCTGCGCCAACGGCTCCGTAATGTCACGCAGATCCTGAGCAATCCGATCCAACTCCTCCAGAATCGGCTGAGCCTCATCCAAAGCCACCTGATCCAACGATTCACGCAACACAGAACCGCGAGCGTAAAGCTCGTTGCGACGCTCAATCAGCTTGTAGTAGCCCCCCTTGATGCGTGCCTCTTCAACCTCAAGATAATCAGCACGCCTGCGAGCGCCATCAATAGCAGCATCAATCTCGTCAACCTTCTGACCTGCTTTTGTCGAAACAGCGTCAATAACGTCATCAAGCTGCTCTTCGTACTCAACAGATTCGGCGGCTACACGACGCCAAATGTTGTTGGTGAGATCAGGCTCAGGCATTTCAACGCCAAACAACACCGCTTTCTTGCGGCGCAAATCCATCAAGTCGTCATACAGTTTTTTGACTTCTGCAGCAATCTCTGGCCTAACAGAATCCAAAGCATTCGCTGCAGCCTCGGTGTCTTCAATCAGCTGCGACAACTCGTTGATGTCTTGCTCGATCTGATCGTATTCCTTCTGCGCCCTAATAGCCGCAGGACTATCAACAATGCGGTCCTTCAGGATCCCCGCTTTGATCATCTCGTTGTGAGTGAACTTGCGGCGGGCACGCTGCGCAACCAGCTTGATGTGAATAGGCATCGCCTCATACACATCATCGTTGAACCACTTGATCGCCTCGGCAGCGCCGCCCAGTTCCTGAGCCTGCTCGTTAAAGATCTCACGGGCCTGTTCCCGAACCGTAGCGCCAGCTTCGGTCGGGTTACGCAGAAGAACACCCATGAACTCTTCGCCCTCAACAATGTTGGCTCGCTTCTCAAACGAAGCCAGGCCCTGCGGATCTGAGAACATCGGGTTGCGTTTCCCGCTCTTCGTCAGATACTCAACCCATTCCTTCGTCGGAATCGACAGCTGCCAGTTGTCTCGGAACAGAATCCATTCCTCGCCAACAATGTCGTTAGCGTCAGTACGGATCTTCCCAGCAAAGTCTTTGATCTCACGCCAAAGAACAGGATCGAAACCGTCAGGCGGCGAATCGAAACCCAACGCACGCTGGATCTCAGGGCCAGTAATGTTCGCAGCTGCCAGCTTCGTAGACAGGTTGCCCCAAGCGTTCTCCAACGTGGTACGCAAACCACGTTCCTTAGCTCGGGCCACGTTGTCGATCAGGATGTGGTTGAAGTGGCCCAGCCATTCCTCATCGGTAATGTCAGGGTCGACAAGCATCCGCTTCGAAAGTGCTCGGTCGCCACCGAGCACGCCGCCCAGACGGCTCATGCGGAACTTCTGTGCAACAACGTTGACGCCTACACGAGGGGTCCACTTCAGGAACTTGTTGTCTTGCGACAACAACTGGATCTGTTTCGGGCCGACCTTGCCGTCCGTGAACCGTGAAAACGTTTTAGAAAACGGGATGCGGAACTGCAGGCCACCGTCGATCACATCGTCAGCGCCCAGCATGCCTGTGCTGCGGCCGTAGTCGGTGATTCGGGCCATGTCGTCGCTAGACAACACACGGATACCGCCCCTAAAGACCCGACGGGCCTGGGCTGCATCGCCCATGCCCGCAAGCATCTTCACGATACCCATCGTGCCCGCCTTGGCGGCAGGCAGCGTGCCCAACGTCAACCAAGTAAACGGGTCCAACGCAACTTCGCCAATGAACCCAGCGATGTTGTCGAGCGGCTTAACGCCGAACATCTCGATCTCACCCAAGCCTGGCGCCCAGTCTTGAATAACGTCACCAAACCCGATGTTGTCTCGTGACTGTTCATAGAACTCTGTCAACGAGAACTGTTCGTCAGAGTCAAAGATGTCTCCGACCTCTTTGACGGCAGACGTAACAATCGCACGAGGCGTGTCGATAACGTCGATCACCTTCATGCCGACATCTAGCAGGCTTTCAAAGAACCCGACATCCTCGACAGGCGCAGACTTGCCAGATTCCCAACCACGACGGATCGCAGCCAACACTTCGTCCGACAACTGGCCAGGCTGAAAGTCAGGCGTGCTGAAGTCAGGCACCTCAAAAGAGCCTGGCCTTACATCAATGTTCCAATCCTGCGGGTTCTCAGGATCAAACTGAGACAGCAAAGGATCCGTATCGGCAATGTTCTGAACAGCACCAACAGACGTGCCGTACTTGTTAGCAATGTCCTGTATTGCCTGATCAAACGAACGTAGATCGTCAGCCTGAAAGTCAGTCATGATTGTCAGCTGCTAGGAGTTGCGTAAGAAGTCAAACCGCCATAGAACTTGGCTTTTTCAATGTTGCCTTCACTAATTGCTTTCGACGTGCTTTCATACAACTCTTCCTGGGTAATGTCACCCAAGAACGGAGCAAGCTGCTCCACATCAGTAGGCTCTACGCCATACCCAGTCGAATCAAACAACACATCACCCAACTCGCCCGTAGCAGCCATGATCTCAATAAACCCAGGATCGTAAATGCCCTGACGGCGAGCAATATCAATCAACGCCGCTTGATCCGCATACGGACCCTTAGCAGTGCCACCAACCCGCCTCGTCGGCGGGTTCAACATCAACTCCAACTGCTTCTGACGAGCATCCTCAGACAACTGGAACTCAGAAGCAGCACGCTCAGAAGCACGCTCAGCGTTAATACGAGCCACCAAATTCGCCAACTCGGCAGACGAACCAGAAGCAGTCGTCTCAACCAAGCCCTTTTGACGATCCATAGCGCCCTGCGAAATCTGACTCAACCGAGCAGCCAAATCAGACTGAATGTCGCCCTGAGAAGCAGCCAAACCACGCTCAACCTGCCCCTCTTCTTCCAGGCGCCTACGCATCCCTTCAGACACAACAGAGTCAGTCGAACCCAAACGACTCAACGCCTCCTGCGTAGCCGCCGCAATACCGCCCTGCGTGCGACCCAACGACTGCATGATCTTAGATTGTGCAGTAGCCCCACGCTCCTGCAAATCCTGCTGCATCTTCGTCATTGAATCCAACGCAGCCAAACGAGAACGCTGAATCTCGTCAGCCGACACCTTGCGCTGACGCTCCAGTTCCTGCGACATCATCCGAAACTGACTGTTCAACTGCTCCATGCCACGATTCAAAGCATCTTGAATCGCATTCTGCTGCATTTGCAGCTTGCGCCGATCAACAGCAGTTCCACCAGACGAACCCTGAGAAGCCTTGGCCAGCAGGGCCTGCCAATCTGCGTCTCGACGCAGATCACGGGCAATGTTCATGCCACGAACTTGACGTTCGCCAAGCTCCATCATTCCGCCACGGCGAAGCGAACCAGCTTCGTCATACGGGTCAACTTTGGAAGCGTCGTACTCTAGAAAAACTTCCTTTGCTTCTTCAGAAACAGGTTCGTCTGAATAAGGCAACGGAGTTGGAGGAACGCCAATAATGTCCTCATAGGGCGAGTAGCCAATGGTTTGTTCCCAAGTTTTTTGGTCCCAACCAAAATCTTCCCAAGGCGCTTCTTCACTCATTACATTGCTCCTTGCAGCATCGCAGCAATCGCAGACCGACGCTGCGCCTCCTGCAAGTCAATGTTTGCCAACGACATCGCACGATTAATATCAAACTGCGACAACGCAGAAATCAGATCCTGACGACGCTGACCAAACCCACGCTCCTGACGAGACTCAGCCATCATGCGGCCCTCTTCAAACTCGCCCAAACCACGACCGTAAATACCCGAACGCAACAGGCCCCGCTGCGCATACTGGCCAGGAAGCTGCTGACGGGCACGACCAAGCTGACGCGCCAAATCACGGCGCGCCTGCGTCTGCTCAACATTCAACGCCTGCATCTGTGCAGCGTTCTGCACCAGATTCTGCTGATACCCGTAATCGGTAGCAGCACGCTGAGCTTCGAACGCCGTTGCCTCAGCAGCAGGAAGAGTAAACTGATATGACGCCATCGGAGCCTCCTAATAGGCTCTGGACGGCGTTTTACCGCCTAATCAGCGGTATCTTCGGCGTCTACAGCAGACAGCTCAGCGATCTGCTGCATAGCCTTCTGGTTCTGGATAGCCAGAACGCAGATCTCTAGTTCCTTCGGGAACCGATTTTGCATAAGGGCGACTACTTCTTCAGCGGTAACGTTCATGACCCTGACTCTAGCTGTGCTACCCGTCCACGCAATGCTTTGATCTCTGCAACGGCTGCAGCGATGACGCACTCCCACTTCCAACCAACAGGCTTCAACACGCCGTCTTCTTCGTTGACCTGAGCAAACTGAGAAACAACAGAATCGCCCAACACATCTTCAGCAATGAAACCAACCTGCACGTCAGCTTCACGCCACGCTTGATGCTCTGCTGGTTCTTCTTCTTCCTTAAGCCACTTCTCGTTGAACATCACAGGCTGCAATGCGTCCATCCACGCACCAGAATCAGCCGAAGTCACATCAACAATGTTCTCTTTGACTTCTCGGGTTGATGTGTAATAGGCGAGCACTCCATAAGTAGTGTTTCGCATCACATACTGGTAGCCAGATGTAGTTGACGTGCCAGTCAAGGTGGCAGCAATGCCGTTACACAGCATGCTCTTGTTGTTGTAAGTACGGACCCACGTTGAGTCGGTCATGTACCAGCCGCCAGCGTAAGTGGCGTTGTACCAGCCAGCGCTGCCGTAGCTGCGGAACCAGTCACCTGACGCTAGATGGATACCGTCAGATTGAATGCGTGCCCTGAAGCCGCCGCCAGTTGCGAACCCGATCGAATCTGCGCCGTAGCGGTACATGCCCGTGTTTTGATCATCCGTAAAAGTAAACGACGGGTCAGTTGCTGAACCGTTATCTCCTCGCACCTCATCAACGTCAATAATGCCCGTAACCGTCAGGTTGCCGCTCAACGTGTCAGTCGTGTTCAGCAGGTACTTAGCGTCCGACTCCGACTCGGTGTAATACCGAGTGTCGTGCGTATGCGAATCGTTGGCGACAGTCACGGTCAACGTCTCGGTCGTATCGGAACCGTCAAACACAACGGAACCGCTAGCGTCACCAGCCAAAGACAGCGTGGTAGCCGCCGACCACTTGGTCGCCGTAGCAGCATTGCCCGACGTGTCCTGATTGCCCGCCGTATTCACCCCAGGCAGGTTGATGTTTGCAGTGCCATCAAACGACACACCGCCAATAGTGCGGGCAGTCTCCAGCGCCGTAGCCGTAGCAGCATTCCCGCTGATGTCGTTCGACAACGTCCCGTTCGGAACATCGTTCGCACGACCAGCACCCAACACCAGAACCTCGCCCGTGGAAGCGTCCACACGCACCACACGGCCAATCTTCTGCACCAGCTCAGACGCACCCGTCGGACGGGTCGTCGTCAACCCGCCCGTAGGAGCCACATACAACTCGTCATTGATGCCGTACGTCGAAGTGTCCAAACTGCCGATCACGCCAAGGATCGTCGCATGCCCCTCAGCATTGTTCGCCAACGATGCCTGGTTGATGCCCAACGCAGGCATTGTGCTAGCCGTGTCAGCCCGAGAAGGCGACACTTCAATCGCACCAGAGGCTCCTACAGACCCTGTGGCGTACACGGGGATGCCAGCACCGATTGTGCTGCCAGACGTGTTCTTGATGTGCAAATAAACAGGCCCAGCAAGATCGCCGTGAATATGCGACGCATCCAACAGCCCGTTGACCGTCAGATCTTCGACCGTGAAGTCCAGACCAGACAGGTCGGTATCAAGGTTCAAGGTTACGGTGGCGGCAGACCCGCCACCGCTCAGGCCAGTGCCAGCAACAACGGTTTGGATTACACCGTCAGCGCCGTCAGCACCGTCTGCTCCTGCTGGCCCCTGCGGGCCAGTAGCGCCCGTAGCGCCAGTCGCACCAGTCGCACCAGTGTCGCCCTGTGGACCTTGCGGACCCGTGTCGCCTTGTGGACCCTGAGGGCCAGTAGCCCCAGTCGGGCCTGTCGGACCAGTCGGCCCGTCTCTCAGAACAAAGTCGAAGACGGCGGCACTAGAGGTGCCGCTGTTCGTGACAGACGCCGTGCCAGCGTTCGTGACAGACGTAGTCGTGCCGACAGCAATCGTCGCAGCCGCACCATCTGCACCATCTGCGCCGTCTGCACCTGCAGGCCCCGTAGCGCCCGTATCTCCCTGAGGGCCTTGGATACCCTGGATGCCTTGAGGGCCAGTTGGTCCCGTGTCGCCAGTATCACCTTGAGGCCCCTGCGGGCCAGTTGGGCCAGTGGGGCCAGTTGCACCAGTAGGGCCAGTGGGGCCATCACGCAGAACAAAATCAAAGACCGCAGCGCCAGAAGTACCGCTGTTAGTAACGCTCGCAGTTCCAGAGTTATCAACAGAAGTCGTCGTGCCAACAGCAATGGTTGCAGCTGCGCCCGTAGGGCCAGTAGCACCCGTGTCGCCCTGCGGTCCTGTTGCACCAGTCGCTCCCGTCGGTCCTGTCGCTCCTTGCGTGCCAGTCGCGCCCTTCTGCGCCAACGTCTGCCAGTTCGTGTTAGAGGCGCCTACAGACGGCAGAGCGTTGCCCGTGTTGGAACTGGTGCGTGACACGAACGTGTTGCCGTTGCCGTCGGCAACGACATCACCAATGTCGTAGGTCGTGGCAGCGTCGTAGGTGCCGACGTAGTCAGGCCCGCCTGAAATGTTGACCTGAACTGAAGGCTCGTCAGAGTTCAGGTTGTACTGACGGTCTACCCAGTTACCCATTTTCAGCGTGCCATTCTAGGTGGTCGTCTTGACGACGACGAACTTCCTTAACGTCGTCCCGAACCTCACCAATCCGTTCCGAAATGTCATCCAGCCGCCGCAGATTAGCGGCGTGCTGGTCAGTGTTTTCCCGCCGAAATCTGGCAGCAAAGACAGCAAACAGGCCCGTTACCAGAGCTGCTCCCGTGCCGCCAAAGATGGCTGCCCACTCAGCCATGTCATGCTGCCTCGACAGCTGCCAAACGAGTACGAATGTCTTGGATTGCCAACGTCATCAACGACATCCACGCCGTCTGATCAACACCCATCAGAATCTGATCGCCGTTTTCGTCAGTGCCGTGGCTAGCAAGAAACTCCGAAACTGTTTCCATGTCATCGGCAATCGGGCCGATCTCAGGATACCCAGGAGCAGTAATACGGTTCCACATCTTCGGAACGACAGAGTCAATCATGTCGGCAGTCAAATAACTGCCAAGATCCGCCGAAACGTTTTCTTTGTCGGCGGCAACCGAAGAGTTCTTGACCAAAGCAGACAAGCCAAAGCCAGTAATGATGTGAGCAGCGGTGCCGCTGCCAGTCGGAAACTGGGAGCCGCTGTCGTTCGACTTGAACGTACCTGTTGCTTTGGTAACAACGTCGTTTGGGCTTATAACGCCACCGATCTGGAAATGTTTGTTGCCGTCAATCCAAAACGAAAACTCATCGTCGTCGTCGTCGAACCTGATCTGGTCGTTTTCGTTACCAAACTCAATTTTTGCCTGGCTGCTGACATCCAACAAGCCGTTCACAGTCAAAGCGCCAGGGAACGTGTAGGCGCCTGCGCCAAACGTGCCAGCATCAATCGTGCCAGCATCAATCGTGCCAGTCAACAAAGACGAAGGCACTGCCGTCACTTCAATCTCAACGTTTGCGCTGCCATCAAACGCAGCAGCAGTAGCAGTAACACCCGTAACGTCAATGTTCTTCGTAGCAGCCAACTTCGTAGCAGTCGAAGCGTTGCCAGCAAACGTAGCTGCCGACACGTCAACAATCGTCGTGCCGCTAGCGTTCTGAATGTCACCCTTGAACGTGGCATCGGAACCGTTGGTTCCGTTGTCCAACACGATGCTGGTGCCGTTGCTCGCAACGATCTGGCCCGTAATGTCAGCGTCAACGTTCAAGTTGCCGTTAACAGTCAACGTGTTAGACACGACCAGACTGCTGATCGTCTGAGTGCCAGTAATTGGCCGCTCGCCAGAAGTCCACACAACGTTGTTGTTGATGTAATCACGCAACGATTCAAAGTTGGCGTTGACTTCAGCTGCAACCGCATCGGTTCCAGCAGTAAACGGGTTGGGTATTGATGCAGTCATTGCTACGACCTCGGCTTCTTCGGCAGGTACTTGAGGGTGAAGCCTCTAATTTCCCATTGGACATTGGTTGGGCCACGGAACTTCAAAGCAACGGAGCGGCCCGTGCCCCCGATGCTTCCCCCACGAACAACTTCGTCCTGCGTTGCCGCAGTTCCATACGCCCACTGCTTGTCATCCCAGTTGGACCCAGGATTATCATCAGCGTTGCCGTCATCGTCGTCCCACACAAGACTGTCAGCACTGCCCGTACCAGCAATCTCAATCAACAACGTCTTACGGGCTTCGCCATCGTAATAGTCGAGATACACCTCAGCCTGAACCGTATGTGCCGACGGGCCAGCCATAATGAACTCTGGCCGCTTGTACCGCTTCGGCAAAAACGGCGACCCGCTATCCAGCCAACGAGTCTTAAAGTACGAAGAGATTCCTGCTTGAGCTGAAGTAGCTGCTTCGTTAAACGTGTCGACAGCAGCGTTCGTTTCAAGCTGCACCAGCCCAGACCCCTGGCCTGTAGCCGCCACATGAATGACCTCATAGTCGGCGTTCTGAAACTCGACGTTGGCCAGCATGTCAACGTCGTACACGACCCAAGCGCCAGTTGAAGGGTCCAGCACGAAACAACGAGACGTGTAATCAGTCATGGGTACACGCACCCACACGCGTCCCAAAACAGAAGCGACGTACACTTCGTCCAAGCTAGAAGTGTCTACTTTGCCCTGCTCCATAAGCGGGTACACTTTTTCGAACGCCCAACGGGGTTCGCCGTCGCCGTTGTAATAGTAGACGCCACGGTCAGGCGAAAAGAACCAGACGCCGTCAGGGTTGACGCACACACCGTTAGCGTTTGTGGCGCCTACAGACGACGAGACTTTGACGACCTGAAAGTTCTGACGGCTGTACCCAAGCACGGCATACACGGAACGGTTCAGGAACACCAGCAGCTGGTCACGGAACGATGCGATCTTGACGATTTCGTCGCCGTCTTCGTCGCCAACGTCGATCCAGTCGTCTTCGGCCCAACGATCAGCGTAGCCAGGATGCGAGAATCGGATGCGGGTGGGGTGCGTCACAACACCTTCGTCGGTGTACCCAGCCCACATGAACCCGCCGTGCGAAGCAACAAACTTACACTTAGGGAAGATGTCGCCAGCAGCAGTGGCGTAGTCGTTCTGATACGAGGCGTGAGCGTCAGGGATCTCGTCAGTGGCAGCGTCGGGAGTGCCCGACGGGGTGCCCCACGACTGAGTCAGGTCGGTGCCGCCAGCAAACCACGACTTGCCATTCATCATGGCGTGATCGAGGATCTCGCAATCGCCCGTGTTCGTAATGCTGGCCCAGCTGGCACCAATGCCGTAAGCCATGTTGGTCGAACCAACACCGCCAGCAGTCGCAACGACCTTCGACGTGTTGTTGACTTGATCTCGATGCTCAAACAGCTTCTCGGGCGTGGTCGTGTTCCCAAACGGCTGATAGTCGCCCCAGTCAGACACAGACTTGCGACGTTGCACGCCGCCACGGCGTGAAACGTCCACGTTCAACATGTCAGGCGACTCGTTTGGAGCCAGCATGAACCTGTCTTCGATAGCGTTGTATCCGCCCGTGAAATCAACCTGAGGATCTAACCTTACGTTAGGTCCACGGCCAGAACGCCTAATGGGAACGGCCATTCAGATCACTCCCATGCAAAGCGAGGATCCATCAACGGATACATGTTGCGGTTGTAGTCGCCGCCCATAGTCACGCTAATAGCAGGAGAAGGATCGTCGTAAAACTTGACCAGTTCTCGCAGCCGCAAATCAGACAGATCAGCGTAGTACAAAGCCGTCTGTGGCTCGTCCTGCTGGGCGTAGGCCCTGCCGAGCGCCCAGTTCAGAATTGGGCTGTCAAACTCTTGAGGCATGTCCGAAACTTGATCGCCAGGATCAACAGCCCCAACCCAATCCTTTGGCTTTTTGTAGCCACGGATCACAAACGTGTCATCAGAGTTGTCAGGCGCAGGGTCAAGCACTAGCTCGCCGTTGTTCCACACCGACCAGTAACTAGGACTGCCTGCGTTGTTGGTGTCTCGTGACCTGTAACGGTCACGGGTAGCAATGTCTTGCCATCGCAGATCCCATGAAGGTCCACGAACTTGGCGAATCTCAGCGATCTGCTCGCCGCCGTTTTCAATAAAGGTAAACGTGTAATTGCTTTGCCCGCTAACGCCAGTAAACGTCCAGTCGTACTGAAAGAACGGCCATTCTTGGCGACGGGTTTGTGCGCGAGTAGCCCCATCACGAACCCACTCGTCTACAAGAGTGTCTGGGAGGTCCGTGGCATCCAAATCCAACGTCAATCGAATTAGGTCACGAAACTTTTGCAGGTTGTACGCCACGGCCCTCTCCAAACAATCGGATCAGGGGCAGGCCAGCTCAAGCTGACCTGCCCCACTCAACTCTGACCTAAGGGTCAGGTCAGGCCGTAGATAACGCCCTGGTGACGACGGCTGTTGATCGTCAGGTTGCCGTAGGTCAGCATCTTCATGGTCCGAGTGTCCTTGTCGACAGGCTGAATGAACGGGCCAGCCTTGAAGAAACGGTCACGGTGAACCTTGAGACGCAGGTACTTCGGGTTGATGAAGTACATGTGGCCAGCGGGGCAATCCTCGTCGAAGAGGACGGGACGGCCCTTGAACTCCAGAGCCTGGAAGCCAGCGTCAGCAAGCGAAGCGTCCATGTGGCGGACGTTGCCCTGCAGAAGCGACTCGTAGTCCTCGTGAAGCGACTGCGTGGTCAGGATAAACTGCGGGGTGTCGCCACCAACGGAGCAGTCGTTAAACACGTTGGTCATCTTCTGACGGTCAAGCGTGGTGGTGTCGGTGTGGCCGAAACCAGCAACGCCGTTGGTGACAGCCTCAGCAGCCTGGCCAGCATCGTGAATCTGGGAACGCCACCAAGTGTTGTTCGCAGGATCAATGCCGCCAACGGTGGAGTAGCCACGAGCCTCGGAGCCAACGTCGGCAGCGTCGTAGCCGCCAACAAGGTTCCAAAGACCGTTGAAGTCCTTGCCGCTGTTGCCAGTGCCGTCCTCGTAGAACATCTCGTTCATCTTCTGAACGACAGATTCACGAGCGACCTCGATCTTGGTGTTGAGAAGGTCAAGGAACGCAGCTTCGCCGCTGTTCTGAGCCTCTTCAATACCCGAGATCGACACGGTCGAAGCAAGCTGCTTCCACTCGTAAATAGCCGAGCTGACTTCTTCCTGCGGGGTGTTGGTGATTGCATCAACGCCCGAGTAAGTAGCCGTGTTGGTCGAGTTGTCAGCACCAATCAGCGCTTCCTGAATGCGGGCACCGCCGTCGATCTGGATGACCTGCCCCGCACGAGCGAGGAAGTAAGCCAGCGGTCGGGCCTGGAAGACCTGATCAATGAACTGAGGGGTGACCTTCGCAAAGGTCGTGGTCAGAATGTCTGACCAGTTAGCATCGGTGTCCTTGTAACCGAAAGCCATGATGTACTCCTAAGGAGAGTAGGGACGGGATCAGCCGAACGTCAGCCGTTCAGCAGCGGATCTCCAATATCCGAAAAGCCGTTTTCGCTCATCGAATCTCGGAGAGCCTCAGCGAGAGTGTCTCGCCAAGAACCCTGGGAAGCAGGCGAATAGTCCTTCGGACCAGAATCCACGTTGCCGCCAGGGATACCAGCACCTGCCGCCACAACACCCTGCATCATCCGCTTTTCTTCCAGAACCTGCTGCTGCTCTGCCTCAAGTGCCCGCTGCGCAGCAGCCGACTCCTGAAGTTCAACCCAGTTCAGATCGCGATACGCCATCTCAACTGTCGGAATGTCGTTCGCCTGCATGTGCCGAAGAACAACTTCCTGATCGAAGTCGCCGTAGCGACCCTGAACTGCAGCAATTTCATTCATCAAAGCTGAACGCTGCTGCTGCTGTGCGACGTTCCCGACCGTTCCCCGAAGTTGCTGAATCTCTGCCTTCAACGCAGCCACCTCGGGGGTGTCTGCGGGAGCCTCGATTGGCTCCCCCCACTCGTTCGTAGCTGCAGGAGCCGTGGCTGCTACAGGCTGCTGAACCTTGTAGGTGTTGGCAATCAACTCAACAGTTGCTTGCGGGTCTTGGTCAAGCGCCGTCAGAAGATCAAGTCCTCTTTGGGCGATTCGACGCTGGTTTGCGAGGTCTTGCGTCTTCTGGGTGTAATCCCTGTTACGCATGTACCCCTGTGCCGCCTCTTCCTGGGTGATCACTGTTCCGTCTGGAAGAGTGATTCCGTCGTTTGGCTGCTGCTGACTTTGGGCGGTTGCTCCGTCTTGGAGTCCACTTTCGGTCTGGATCACGGATTGCTCCTTAGGAGTCCACGGACGGGGTGCTCCTATGGGAACCTAGACAATGTTCAGGAGAACAAAGCGTTCCAAGTGTTCCTGCCAACAACGCCATCGGCCTTCAGGCCACGATGGCGTTGGAAACTCTTAACGGCAGCTGCAGTCATGCGGCCATAAATGCCGTCAACACCGCCAGGATCGTGCCCTTTGTCTCGCAATTGACGCTGCACCAACTCGACAGCTTTGCCACGAGAACGACGGCGACGGCTCAACGGCTTCGCAGCAACCTGTTCTCTCAGCGCAGCGACATAAGCAGCAACAGCTGCCCAGTCGACGCCAGAATCCCCAACCTTGGGGTCGTTCGGCAGAGTGCGGCCACGCTGCAACCAGGCGTACAGTTCTCCACCAGGGCAGCTCGTAGACGCCTTGTCTCGATGGCCTTTGATCCAAAGTTTGTTGTTGTACCGATTCTGGATCTGATCCATAGTCCAACGAATCGATTCCAACGCCTTGTCGGGCACAGGTCCAGATCCCCAACCCGTGTAGCAAATAGACTCGGTACGGCTGTTCCAGCCTCGGGTAGCGCCACCAACAATGCCGCCACCCCGCCCCTCGTAGACGACGCCTTCTTCGTCAACAAGCCAGTTGTACGCAATAGCGTTCCAGCCACGGGTATCCATGTGGGTACGTTCAAACGCCTTGAGGGCCTTGGGGCCGCTAGGACCGTTCTGCACGCCGCTGTGATGCAGAACAATGCCCACAACCCTGGACGGCTTCAGGCGAGTAAACGGCTTTCGGGGCATGCGGGCGCCCCAGCCCGCACGTGTAATGATCGGTCGCATTGTGCTCCTAGATGCCTAGCTGAGCAGCAGCATCAGCGTCGGCTTGTGCTTGAGGTTCTAGCTGCGGAGCGTCGACGCCAACGCCGCCGCCCGCACCCAATGCTTGCATAGCTTGGCCGTTAACACCAGCAGGCATACCCTGCGCCTGAGGCGGCGGCGGTGGTTCTTGCAAGAACTTCTCAGGGTTTTTGATGGCAAAGCCGTCACGCAGCACAATACGCAACAACTCTGGAACGTTAACCTGGCCTGTCTGAATAAACGGTCCCAGAGCCTGCAACATCCCCAAAGCCGACTGGCGACGGAACGTCTCGTTCTTCGGGACAGTAGACCCCGCTTCTACACGGAAGTCGTACTGGCCCTTGATGTCTTCACGGGTGTACGGAACCCACAGGTTTGCACCGTCACGGCCAATAACCTTGGCAGCTTGCTCACCCGTAACATACTGCTGGTTGATCTGTAGAAGCTTCGTTGCCAGGTTCGCAATAAACGTCTCGACACGGTCCAGCTTCTCGGCGGTACGGACGTTTGCTGCGTCCTGCAGCAGGCTGGCTTCGGTAGCGGTGCGGCGGATCTGACCGCCGCCGCCACGCATAAACTCGGTAATGCCCGAAATGTCTTGAATGTCGTTTTCGATGGCCTGCGACCAGTTGTACAAGCCAGGGTCCATGCCGATCTGATTGACAGGCTGGATTACGTCAGCAAGCGGAACGCTGTCGTCTTCAACAAAGATCACTTCGCCGTCACGCTTCGAAGCGATCTTGGTCAGGTCAGACTGCGAAATGGCAGCCTTGCGGGCCAGGTACTTCCGTGCGTAACGGGCACGGTGGTTCATCATCTCAGAACGGGTCTTTGACAGTTCCTTGACCAGCGGGGCGATCATTTCAAGATCGCCCATCGGGTAGAAGTGGTCAGGCACCTCGTAATTGCGGATCATCTCAAACGGATGACCAAACGCATACGGCATCTTGCGAGGCCGAATCAGGTACTCGGCAGCGCCAGCCGCAAACGTACACATCGTTTGACGTGCCAAGTCGTAAAACTCAAACACTTCAACGAGTTCGTTGGACTCGTAGTTTTCCTGATGGCGAGCGTAGTGGGGATCTGCCAGCGTCAGCCCAGGCATAGCGTTGTCACGGGCTTTGCGGCTGTAAGCAGGGTCAGTTTTTACGTCGTCAATGTGGCGCACGATACGCTGCGCTACCCAACGAGCGTCTTCCAGCGACGTGGCTTCAGGGTTGACGAACATGTCGTGGGGCGAAATGCGCTCCATAACAGGTCGATCAACAATAGTTTCTCTGGAAGCCGCAATGATCTGACGTGCTAGTTCTTCGTCCGTGACAGGTTCACGTTCTTCTTCGGCAGCGATTGCTTGTTCGTCTGCCAAAGCAGCTTGGAACCTGAGAGCAAACTCTTCTTCAGTGAGTTCTTTCTCGGCTTCTTCGTAGGACCACAGCATCTTGCACCAGCCGTGACCCACAATCAGCGAGTCCTTGACGGCACGGCGGAACGGCTCCTGCATGCGGTAGCGTTCCCACTGGTGGTTGATCATGGCCTGCACAAACACAGCCCGAGTTTCTAAATCGGGTTGGTTGGCGGCTACAGCGATCTCAGGTCGAGAAACAGAGATAGCAGGGTAAATGACGTTGATCGTCGAAAACGCCTGGTTGATCGCAATGCGATCTTCGGAGGACCGTCCTGCCGTGGGAAAGATGGACTCACCACGGTAAAGGTCGACCATGTCGGTCCAACAGTCATCGTAACCTTCGGTTTCCCGCCACTCTTTAGAACGCCCAAGTTCCTGCCCGTAGTACGACAGAAGTTCTGCCTGTGGCTTCTGCTTCGGTTTGCGCCCGAAAACAGGCATGTTGTCTCCTACGAACGAGATGTGCGCTGCAACTCAGTTCCGTTTGCACGCGCATGATCTACTGATTCTTTGAGAGCGCCCATCTGCGTCCAGCCTTCAGCTGTCGACACACGGAACGGGCGCCCTCCCTTGCCCACAGGATCTCGCCCCTGAGCAAACTCGCCATGCCAATGCTTCATCTTGCAAGACCAAGACACAAGCTGGCCTTTGCCAGTACACGGCACTTCAAAGAAAGTGCGTGTCTCATGATGAAAGCGTTGGGCCGTGCCCCCACAGGGGCACGGCTCATACGTCAGATCCCACTCGGTCGGGAGTGGTTCTTCAGGTGCAGCGTCACGAATGCCCATCAGGCAAACGTATCAAATGTCCTGCGCGCCGCCAGGCTTGGCGAACCCACCAATCGGGCCACCCATAACGCCTTCAATCGTGCGAACGTCAGAACCCTCGTGCTGACTACCCACAGGCGCAATGCCGCCCTGAGCGTTGCTCGGCAGCTCCGAACCGCCGCCAGGCGCCGCAAAGCCACCCATGACTTCGCCGTCATGCGACTTCACCATTTCGCCAGCACCAGTGCTGTCGTACTGCAGTTTATCTGGACCCATTACAACTCCCGAATCTAGGGACAGAACATGTTCAAAGCACCCTGGACGGCGTCTAAGAAATCACCCAATCTTCTTCAACGTCAAAGCTGTTTTCCCACTTCTGCAGCTCCTGCTCGTACCACGCCAACGACATGTACGGGTACTCAACCTCTTCCTGATACTCAGGAGCGTAGGCAAACTCCAAAGCGTGAACAGCCAACGCCAACGAAATCACACGGTCATCATGCGGCGAACCAGACATGCCGCCACGACTGTTACGAGTAAACCGTGCCAACTCGGCACACGTCGCCACGGACGGCACCCCGTCCGAGCGACGTTCACGCAACCACTTATGCAACTCGTCAATCATCAACGGTTTCGTCACACGAGTCGTCTTCCAACCCCACTCCATCTGCCGTTTCTTGCTTGTCGAGTTCAACGCCATACGACGCCAAATACGCCTGTACCCCAACTTGCGCAACTCAGTCACAGTCGTCAGACCATGATTGTTGACCTCAGGCAAAATCAGCGCCGTGTTGTACCACGTCCCCAACTTAAACAACTCGTAAGCAAACAAGTCTGCTTCGATGTGGCCATGCCACTCAGCAACCACCCGAGACTCGTCGCCCACAGCCAACACATGTGCGCTGCTGTAGTCGCCATGTTTCAAACCTTCAGCAACGTCAGCACCAATCACATACGCCGTGTCTTCCTCAGGCAACTCCCACACATGCACAAACGACGACGATGAATCATTCTCAACCGCCTCAAACGTCCGAGGAAACTCAGGCCCAGGCCCCTCAAGGTTCAACGTCCACTCAGGCTCAATCGCATCGTTATTCAACTCCTCCAACAACTCCGAGTTAAACACCATCATGCCCGAACGAATAAACGCCTCAGACGGGTTCGACGGGTACTCCTGATGCAGCTGCCACTCAGGCAAATCAAACTGCTTCTGCTCATACCAAGCGTCGTTACGCTCAGTTACAGAATCCCAGCCGTAGAACATCGGTTTGAACACCGACTTGCCTGACTGGGCACGCACCCACAGATCTTCAAACTTGTTGCCAGACCCATTCGCAGTGCTCAACAGAATGAGCTGACCGCCAATATCGGCGGTCGGCTCAATCGAAGCCCACGCTTCACCAGCGTTCTCTAGGAACGCAAACTCGTCCACCACAATCAAACGGCCCGTGAAACCACGGGCAGGGTTGTTGCCCGACGGCAACGACAAGATCTCTGACCCGTTCGACAACTCAACCTTTGTCAAGTTCGACGTAGTCACACGAGCGCCCCTAGCAAGCACCCAGCCAGGCAAACGCTCCAAACCAAACTTGACCTTGCCCAACAACTCCTGCGCTTCACGCTCACCCTTAGAAAGCAGCATGACCCGAGTGTTCGGATGCCAATACGCCAACCAGAACACATAGAACGACACCAGCGTTGACCAGCCAATCTGACGGGCCTTGAGGGTGATGCTGTTTTCGCCGTCGACCCAACGGGTCAAGGCGGCAGCCTGAGACGGCCTGAGATTAAACAGGCGCTCTCCCTGAGGGTGCTGGATCATCCAGCAGTTCTCAGCCACCCAATGAGGGTCCGTAGCGCCACGGCGCCACGCAGCCTCCCTACGAGCAAGCTCCAACTGGTCCGACATCAAGCAGGCCCAATCTCCAACACGTTCTTGCCCTGAGCCAAATACGCCTGGAGTTGCTCATCCGACATCGACTGAAACCTGTCCTCAGCCGTCACCGTCACCTGAATCTGCGGCGGTCGCACCTTGTCAGCCAGCGACAGAATCATCTTCGACGCAGCATCCCACTTCGGATGATCAGGATCCGCAGCAATCTTCAACGCAGCCTGATAGATCGGAGACAACGCATCAGGCCCCAACACCGACTCGTCAGCCATCTTCGCCCACAACTTACGAAACCGCTCGTCCTTCTTCCAACGACGCAACGTCCGATCCGTAATGTTGTTCCGAGCAGCCCACTCCTTGTCAGACAACCTGTCGTGCCCGATCGAAGTCAGATTCTCCAGATACTGGTGAATCAACGGGTGAGGTTCTTCCTCGCCCGTAGCCGAGTTGTACGTCCACCTGAAGTCATTCGAAGTCTCATCAGCTTCCATGTCCACCCCGTGGACACCGTCCATCGGGGGGACCATCGTAGACGCCCTAACGGGCATCTAGAATGCCCAAAACAATGACATTTAATGAGCCGCCCCCACCAGGGGCGGCGAATGCTGGGGCTACTACAGCACGCCCAGCATTAGCGTAGAGTCTAGCAGACGACATTACGCAGTCGTCCAACTCTCAAACCTAGTGAAGCGTCGAATGCTGCGGGCCGCCTGGGGGGCGTCCCGCCGAGCGTAAGCGATAAGCTAGTTATCACACAGACGGCGTCCATCAATTTCAACATTTAACTAAACACTCGGACACCAAAGCGGACACCACTCGGAGATCTGAAAACAATCTGCAGATCCAAGGTAATATATACACGGGCGCAGGTGCCACCCCCCCCACTACCCCGCCCCCCCGTTCCGCATCGTTCCAACGCTTGCCCGACCCGACCCACCCTGCCGCTCTCTGTCATGGGATGGCATGAAAGTGCATGAAAGTGGGTGCA